CGTTAACCTAGCCGATGACTCCTGCACCTGCAGCCATTGGGTTTACAGGCTGTCCAAGAACGAGGGGGCAGCCCGGCGCTGCAAGCATATCAACATCGCCCGGACGCGGCTGCTAGATTCTTTTATTGCCGAAGAGAAAAACTTATTGACATAACGATTATACATCCTCAGAAGATACACATCCTATGAAACGCATCCTATCACTCCTGTTAGCATTCTCTACCTGTCAGGCCAAGTCTATCGTCACTGAAGATCTTGTTCACAGGGTCGGTATCATCGAGTCTAACCTCAAGCCTGACGCTGTTGGAGATGGCGGCGATAGTCTGGGCGCATTCCAGATAAGCCGCCGGGCTTGGGCTGACGCTGTGGCATACAGCAAGTTGGTTTCTGGCTCTCACGATTATTCTTTGCCAGAAGATTGGAAGGGTTACGCTCACGACTTTGAGACATCCGAGCGGGCTGCCACCTTGATCCTCCAGATGCACGAAGAGCGGATGATTAAGAATCGCATCAAGCCTACTGCCTTTAAACTTTATATGGCCTACAATATGGGTTGGGTCGGAGGCGCTCAACATAACTTTGACATCAATAAGACTTGGGGTTTCCGTAAGGCCATCCTTACCCGAGCCAAGATCATCCTTTCCAAATGAGCGCACGAAGCATCCAGTCCATACTCCGGATCGCACAAGAAGAAGCGAACCGCCTAGATGGAGAGATTAATACCTCCAACGAACAGGTGATCTATCTCGCCGACAAACTCGCCAAGGTCTTTCACTCGCTGCGCCAGTTCAATGAGACGCACGGCCGTGACCTAGACCCGGATGTGCTTGACGCATTCAACTCGTCTTGGCGAAATCACGAATCATCCTTTGACATCTGGCAGTCTTACCAGCAAAACAATCTCCCTAATAACAACAATGAGTAACCACCAAGAAATGATTAATAAACTCCGCGCACCTTTCGGGCCTGACCGCATCGAATGGCGTGTCGGTTCCTGCGGCGAAAAGTCAGACGGCTCCGTCTGGGCGCGCTGCCTGTGCTACATCGACAACCGCGCCGCAATGGAACGCCTCGATGATGTCTACGGTATGAACTGGTCGCACAGCGAAGAGTTCAAGCAGATCGGCGCTCAGGCCGTTTGCACCGTGACGATCACCATCGAGTCCCGCAACGAAACCGATGCTGGCGTAGCACTGTTCCCTTATCGCACCGTCTCCGGCTCTTGTGCCGTGGAAGCCAATGGCGATATCGACCCGTTCAAGTCCGCTGCTTCTGGCGCTATGAAGCGCGCCGTGGTCAATCTCGGCATCGGCCGCTACCTCTACGATCTTCCTGAGGCTTGGGCAGTCATCGACCCTAAGGGTAAGTATGATGGCAAGACCAAGCAGGGTAACCGCTTCCGCTGGAATCCTCCGCAACTCCCGGGTTGGGCTGGCGGTGGTGCTGCCTCCGTTCAGAACATCGTGACTAACGCCGACTACTTCGTCAGCGACAATGCTCCGACTGAGACTGCTGCTCCTGTGTATCGCCCGGCTCAGACCGTTGCCGCCGCTCCGGCTGCTGCCTCTAATGGCAATGACCCCATAGTCCCCTTCGGTGACCGCAAGGGTAGCCTTCTGTCTAGCCTTCCGATGAAGGGTGAGAAGGGTGTCAAGTGTGGTGACCTGTACTACTGGGCTAAGGTCTATACCCCTAAGGAATACAAGGGTTCGATCTCGCCTAAGGACATTGCCCTCAAGCAGCGCGCTGAAGAGATGTACGCTGCTGCCACCTCCGGGTTCGCTCCTAAGTCCGAGCCGACTTCCATCAGCGACATCATCGACGAAGTTCCGTTCTAATTCCTATGAAAGACACGCACAACATCTATGACCCTCAGGAGGAACCCACCCTCCTTGATGAGGTCACTGGAACTAACAACTCGTTTGAGGTATCTATCGTTAACCAGACGGTAGATATTTCGGATGAGGAAGTACTTGATATCCTTAACTACGGCCTTGGCCTGATGATGCGATGACCAGCACTAAAACTATCGAACTATTCTTCGATGCCGTGGCCGGGCAGATTGAAAGCCTCAAGGGTCAACTCAATGATGCCACTGACATTATCGGTTGCCTCCAGACTGAGAACGATGATTTGAAGGCTCGCCTCAAGAAGTACGAAGATGATCAAGGCAAATAAGATCATCGACCCGGGTCGTGTTCGCGCCCTGATGGCTGCAATGCAGCCTGAAGGTGTGCAGCAGGACAAGGGTACGGTTGTTAAACGAAATAATCGCAGCAAGATTGAGAGCGCCTGTATGATGATTGTGAAAACATCCTGCTCCATCCCAGCGGCGGCTCAGTCTTGGCGTGTGTCTACCAAGAGCATCCTAGCATATGCCAAGGCTAACAACATCCCCGTTGTCCACAAGCCTTGGGAACTTGATGCTAAGGCCAAGGCTATCATCGATTCAGGGTCGCATACGCAAAACATTCCTCGCGGATTGAAGCAGCGTGTAGCCTATGAACTAGCCCTGAAGATTGGGGTCAGCGCCGCTTGCCGCCGTCTCAAGGTTTGCAGGCGTGGTATTTATTATTACTGTGACAGGTACAACCTGCCAACCCCTGAACGATCCGAACGAAGAACCCGATGAGTAAATACGACATTATTGCGATGGGTGATAATCACGGTGACCTAGCCTGCCCTGATACCCTTGACCAAGTGATGTCGATGGTGAAGCGCGTGTCCCCGACCTATCGAGTACATTTGGGAGATAACTGGGATTTCCGCTGGGCTAGGCGTGGCATCGACAAGAGTTCCTCTGAAGCCCGGGAAGGCTTTGAGGAAGACCTAGAGGCTGGCATCAAGTGGATTGAGCGATACAAGCCTACTCACTTTCTATTTGGTAACCACGATGACCGTATTCGGCAGATCATCCAAGGTACTGACTCCATCAAGACCAAGGAAGATATGCAGGAGATTCAGGACAAGATTATGCGAACGCTCCGCAAGGTCGGCTGCAAGGTTATCAAGCCCTACAATGTGAAGCACGGCCGTATCGTCATAGGCCCTCTGACTTTTATCCACGGCTTTAGCCACGGTATGAACGCGCTGCTAAAGGATGCCCGGGCATTCGGATCTCCGGGTGGCGGCTTCACGATGGGTCACCTGCACCGCTTAGAGCAGTTAAACAATGAGTCCTTTGAGGGCGGCGCTTCTTGGCTGTGCGGTTGTGCTATGCGTATTGACGAGGCCGAATACGCGATGAGACACGCCTCTACCCTTAGGTGGCAGAACGGGTTTATGTATTACCAAGTGGACGGCGATAACTACATCGGCAAGCAAGCCCATCGCTTCGGCAAGGGCTGGTACTTCCCAGCCTAATGATCTACGAGTTCCGTAATCCTATGCCCGTGGAGACACCCTTGGGCTACGGGATGCTAATCTATGTCAGGGATGGCGGCACATTTTCTAACGATGTGTTTGCTATAGTCCTCGACAACGATGGCATCATCCGGCACTTTACCACAGACCAATTCAAGTTTGTGCGTAACGACACATTCGGAATTCGTGACCAATAATTTCCTATGACCCGCACATATAATATAACCGACCCTTCCATCTGGAAGAAGCGATGGGGTAAAGCCCGTGACGCTGCCTTCAAGATGTACGACAACAAGTGGACACTTGAGGAGACATCGATTGCTACTGGTGTAGCCGAGACATCCATCCGGCAGGCTGCGTATCGCCAGCAGATACCCCTTCAGGGCAAGCCGGGCCGTCCTGCCTACGGATCTGTTAAGCAAGCCGTGCTTGAGGCGCTGGTAGGCCGTGAGACGATAAAGCAAGTGCAGGCTCGCACCGGGTTTCGTATGTCTAGCATCCGTAGCGCTTGTAAGTATATGAAGATTCGTCTTCAGAAGGAGGAACAGTCGTGAGCAAAGTCCACTTAGAGGTAACGATGATGAAACGCATTGGCGAACTGAATGCCGAGAACGCCCGGCTCAAGGCCGAGGTCGAGCGGCTGACCGCCTTCACCACCCGCACCATCATCCCAAACCAAATCTTGCAAGCCGAGATTGAGCGGCTCAAGAACAACAATGAATACTTGGAAAAGAAACTAGACGAGTACATCGATGCCGAAGAAACCCCAAAAGCGTAGGCCCGAGATTATGCGCCCCGGACTCAAGCAGCAGACCCCTCTCGAAAAAGAAGAGGTAATCGCTTATCTGATTAATAACCGCAAACGCTGGGAACACCTGTTCTCCCTTAATAAGTGGGTGCTAATCAAATGACCGATATCTCTAAGTGCGATGGTTGGATCCGCAATGTCCTGTGCGCCAACCGGGACAACTGCCTACGCTACACCATCAAGGCCGATGACCTGCTCCAGTCTTGGCTTACCCCATCGATGAAGAGCAACGGTCAGTGCCAATACTTTATTCCTAACTACGCTAATGAAAAAGAAACCAGCAAGCCCGACCCTAGCAGACAAGATCCTTAATTATATCCGGAGAAACGACAGGGAGCAGCAGCCCCCGCCCGGTTACAAGAGCATATTGGAATGGTGCAAGGAACTTGGATGTAGCCGCCGTATGTGGGGCATCATTCTCGCTTCGCTGGTAAAGACCAAGAAGGTAAAGCAATTGAAATTGCGCCGGGTGAATGGCAATCATATCTATGTGATGAACTACTATGCCATAGATGAGTCCTTGCTCAAAGAGGTCAGTAAGAAGTAAAAGACTGGCCTCCCGGTAGGTCGGGTACGGGGGCCATATCGCAGGAGACTTCCTAGAGCCACGCACAACGGCAACCGACCATCTCTCTGCGAATGAGTAATGGTTGTGCCGTTAAATGAAACCGTCAAACTGTTTTAAGATACACAGGGGTATCACACCCGCCTTAAAAACTTAACGAGTTTCCTGATAGAGACATTGATGATCTCCGGAGCAGCAGCGCCAGCAATACCAACGGCAGCGTATCTGAGCGTGAGCGATTGCACCGTGTCATTAAGATAAAGACCTACCAGCGCGGATACTATGGCAGCAACAATCATCCTGCCTATGTAGTACCCAATGGTATATGTGTTATCGCTCACCATAATCCGGCTAAACATTGCTGCCGAACCAATGACACCAGACACAATAATGTCTTTAAGTAATTGGCTAATCTCGTCAAAGTTATTTGGGCTGCTCATTGTTCTTGTCCTTAATATAGTCGAAAAGCCGCCACAGCAACAGGCAGGCAGCCAGACCTAGGGTGACCGATACGATAATGCCGAAGTACTCAGAGGATAGGATGACCGGGACGGCGGCCGCCAGCGGAGCGCAGGCTACAATCGAGCCTCCAATCTTCCAGCCCAGTACAGCCCCTGCCAGAACCCCGCCTACGAACAGCGCCACCCCGGCCATAGTCCATAGGTTTTTATCAGCCTTGTCTAGTTGAGTCTTCAGTTCGGTGATCTGGGTATTAGACTTAGTTAGTTCCTTCCGGGTGGCATCGATGTCCTTCCGGGCTTGAGTAAGTTCACTGGCGTTCTTCTTGGATTCGTTAAGGGCTAAGTTCCACTCGGTCTCGACCTCGATAAACCAAGCGGCCGCCCGGCTAATCTCAGACTCGTATACCTTTGCGTCTCCGGCTGCAGCCCGGGTGCGGGCGTGTTTCAGGTCGGCCTCGGTAGCCTTAGGCAAATGAGCCAGCGCCACCTTGCCCTCAGACTGAACCACGGTAGGTTTAGTATTGTTTTCGACCATAACCGTTACGGCTGCCGCTACCCGGGAGTCCCCTTTTTCAATATTGTTACCCAGCGTCCCGAGGCTCTCTGGGGCAGGAACCTCAACGGGAGGGGGAATAGCCGGGTCTGTCGTGGTACAGCCTACAGCGGCCATCAGGGCTAGCAGGATGAGGTATTTCATCGGGCTGCCTCGACTCCCCGGTAACGCTCAAGGTTCTGGATCCGCATCGTGTCCTCTTCGGTCTTTTGCACTTTAGCCTTCGGACGGCCTGTGGCAGGCTTAGATGTATAGGCATCCAGCATAAAGCCAGCAGCCTCGGCCGCGTCCGGTTTTAGTACGCCAATGCCAGCCGTATTCATAAACCTTTCCTCAAGGTTACTGATAGCCTCGATAGCATCAGCCGCATCGTTGCTCTGCTTGATGAGCATACCGTTAGCGCCGTACACCTTGTAGGTCACGATGTCCCTACCGGAAGCCTTGTCGGCATTGCGGTACTCACGCAGCAGGCGGCCACCAGACTTCTCGGCTACCCACATACGAGTGTTGATCAGGTTGATGCCCTGCTGTGCGGCCATCGGGCCTCGGAAGGCTTCCCCGGCGATAGCCTGACCACGGCCAATAGCATCGCCGTGCAGGTAGTTGAAGAACGATTGCTGGAAAGCCTGAACATTGCTTTCAAAGCCAGAGACATTCCGGAGGTACAGGATACCAGTGCGGGTCGTGGCCGCCGGAGTGACGGCCGTATCCGTAGGCAAGGCCATACGGAAGGGCTGCACCGTAAGACGGTTAGCATCGACAAGCAGCAGGCCGGGAGCGATAAGCGGCTGATTAGAGGACAGGGCAATGTCGAGGAGTTTATTCGTCTGGGCGTTCTTCGCATCAGCCGTTGCTCGGGCATCACCGATGCCGCGCTCAAAGGCAATACGGCGAGCGTCAGCCTGAGCCTGAAGTTGGTCAGCCTCCTTTTGGGCAGCCTTGGCAGCCTTGGCATCAACCTGAGCCTGCTTCTGGGCTTCGCTACGCCAATAGGCAGCCCGCTTCTCGATGGCATCAATCTCAGCAGCAGCCCTGTCACGGACTTGGTTCACCATCGCTCGCCGCCTCTTCTCGTTTTCATTCAGCGTGTCCTTAGCCTGTGCCGCTTCTTCCTTACGCTTGTTAAGGATAGCCTTGTAGCGTTCCTGCCAGCGTTGGCGCTCAGTCTTCTCCGGCTCAGTGATACGGGTAATCTTACCATCAGGGCCGACACGGAACTCCGCAGTGCGAGCGATTTCCTCAGGTGTCATATACGGAGCATCACGGCCAGTACCTTCCGTGAACTGGCTAGCCTGCTCTTTCGGACTAATAGCAGGTGTGCGTCCAGTAGTCTCATCGCCCGGGCCACCAGCGCGAGGAGTTACATCACGACCAGCAGGCTGCTCAGGGGTGGCGGCAGGCTGAGTTCCAGCGGCAGGAGCAGGCTCCTTAGGGGTGCGAATAAGAATCTTGTCACTTCCCTCAAACCTAGGAACAAATCCATTTTTCTTATACCACTCGATGAGTTGCGCTTTGTTAAGGGAAGCACCATCGCCAACAAGAGACTTCATAACAGTAGGTTCAAGTTGGATTGTCAATCCAGCCTTGTCTGCGGCAGATGTAATTTCAGACAAAGCCTTACTCGCAGAACCTTTCCCACGCTTTTCAGATGGTGTGCTAATTCTGTCAATAGTATAGATAACATTGCCCGATGCATCAACATCAACATCATCCATAATTTGGACAACATTATTGACCAACTCCATTCCGGCAGAAGTAAAGCCAACCTTGGTGTCACCGACTACAAGAGTAGGCAACCTTCTGCCTCCATCCACAATTCCTCCATTTTGTTCAAATCCGCTTGGATCATCGCGATATTTAAGAATCCTAAGGTTCTTTTGTTTTAAAGCAGATTCAAATTTTTCAACAGGAGTTTCTCCTTCAAGTGCAGGCGCTCCAGCATCGGCAGGCGCAGCCTCCCAGAGTTCCGGAGAGTTCTTCTTAAGTTTCTCAAGCGCCCGCTCGGCCTTTTCCTTCGCAGGCTTTAGCCTATCCATTTCTTTTCTGAACGGCTCGCCTTCAAGGTCTGCTGCGTTGAACATCTCTTCGTCCAACTTTGCGATAACTGCCTCAAGGTATTCCTTATTATTCTTGAATTGGTCAGACGCGAATTCTTTACTGACCCTGAAAAGTTCGTTGGCAATCAGACCGTCAGCCGACCATCCACCGACATCATTGACAGGACGACCAAGGTCAAACACTGTTCGGATTGTGTCAGTTTTAAGATCCCTTGTTGGTACTTCGTAGGCTGCCCGGTACTTTCTGCTGCTGGATCCAACAAGAGAGGCAGCGGTGTCAAGGTGGTCAATGATGCCACGGAGGCGATCCTGCTCTGTGGTTGAATAGCGGGAACTTGTACGACTCATCTCTCCCTTCAGATTAGTTTGTAGGTCGTTCAGGATCATAAACAACGACTTGCCGTTAGCGATGTCCGCTTCGACATTCTGTTCGTTCAAGTACTTACGAAGAGACGGAGGGATGTCTTTGCCGCCAGCCTCGGCAGCATAAAGACCGTTCAGTGTATCAATCATATCAGCGCCAGACTTAGGGGTTACGCCAACATCTGTCGGGCCAGTTACTTTAGCGGGGGCTGCCAGAGTACCCGGCAACGGCTTCTGGGAGTCGTAGCGCCACTGGTTTAGGATAGAATCAATGTAGTTTGCATCCTCACGGCCATAGATCTTTTTCTTAATCTCCTGCATCACTAACCGCATATCACTGGAGTTAGAGTTGATGATCTTGCCGTCTCCAATCGTGTAAGCAATCGTGCTGATTTTCTGTTTAGTGCCTGCTTTTACTTCGTATCCCATAAACACCTTTACATCAGGTAGAGAAGGGTGAACGCGAACCTCAGTCACATTGATATCGTTGCCTTGGAGAAACTTATCAGTGCCAGCCTCAAAGACAGTCTTAACAACCATACCGGGGACACCATTGATAATCTGCGGCTTGTGGCTGCCCCAGCCCTTAACGCCCATTGCAAACGCTCCGCTTGTAACACCAACTAGGTCGATAGGCATTGACTGACCGTTCTCCTTTAGCGGGCCAAACTGGTCTAGACGGAAGTCGGAGATAGGGAAGTTAGTACCACGAATGGCAAAACCGTTTGCCGTGTTGGTCTGGCGATTAGCCTCTACCCAACCAAGGCGCTTCTTGCCAGACTCCAGTTGGAAGATAACCCGCAGGGCATCACGCATAGCAGCGCCACGGACAGGGTTAATCGGATCAAGAACTTCAGCCGATACAGGGTTATTCTCGCGGGGAGCGCCATCCTTCATTGGAACACCAGCCGTAGGGTCAAGAGCGCCAGCGCGCTGGTAGTGCTGCATCCAAAGGCCAGCAGCGTTATGGAAGTCTGCATCAGTACCGAACAGGGAACGCAAGTATGTGGCGGTGTAATCCTTGCCCTCTGGGTCTTTCAGGAAGGAACGCTTGCCAGCATCATCAAGGACATAGAGACCGCCAGAGAATGACTGGTTAACAGAACGCTGGAACGCCTGAGAGTCGAAAGCCCGGAGACGGATGACGCGCTGTTTTGCCTCAACCATCTTTCCGGTGACAGGATCCTTAACCTTAACAGTCTTACCGTCAGCGCCGTAGATAGGAGCCTCACCCATCGTGAATGCAAGCGGAATGATATTACGAGTCTCGGTCTTACCAGCGATGTCCTTGCCAACACGGAGTCGGTGAGCAGTGAGAGCCTCGGTGTTTACGGAGAAGATGTTGCTATACTCAGCAGAAAGAACTGACTTGATCTCACCTGATCCGATGGTCTTCATAACCGTCAGAAGGTTGTCCTTGTAGGACTGAGGGACATTCGGGTTGTTGGCGATGGCTGCAATCTCAATCTGGGTGGGGACTCCAGTGCGGATGACATTACCTTTCTCGTCTGTATAAACCTGCATACCACGCTCGCCCTCAGGGATGGCGTTCAAGCCGTCCTCGATTGACCGAATGAATCCGTCAGATTTAACACCAATCTGCTCAGGTGTCATAATGCCCCCATTATCGTCAAGCACCCAGTCAAGGCCGTTGCGCTTGATAAAGTCGATTCGCTGTTCAACCGGGATCATCGGGTCATACAGATTGATAGGACGGATTCTTGAAGAACCCTCGCCGCCAGTCTTGACGATTAGTTTGTCGTAGAAGGCATCCAGAACGGCAGAACGAACAATCTCGTTATTCTCGTTAAGGAAGTAACCACGAAGAGTTCCGTCTCCGGACTCAACAAAACGCATACCTGAAGCCTCAAGTTGCGAGACGATGTGCGCGGCATTCTTGCGCGTGAACGACCCATAGACAGGGTCGAACATATTCTTGAGAGCCGTGTTTACATTATCAGAAAGGGTACGGTCACCGAACAGGGTCTTGCGAACAGCGTCCCATCCCGTAGCCGAAGCCATATTTGTACGGCCAGAAGCGACAGAGGCTAGATCCGGACGATAGCCCGGGCGCTTGCTCATATCAACAGAGGCAAGCATCCAAGTCATAGCCTCACGCAGAGGGTCAACAATGGCTGAGATGTCTTTCTTGCCGGACTTTTCGTAGATATCGATTCCGTTCTGGCCCTCTGCCATAAATCTGGCTCGCTGGGCTGGGGTAAGTGAATCTCCGTAAGCCTGAAGGATTGCGTTGGTGATTGCAGGTGCAACAGCACGGCCAGAAGAATCTCCAGTCTCCTCGAAAAGCATCCTAACCATTTCCGGCATCAGGCTCTCGGCGGCCGAGTCGGCCAGAAGAGCGTGCATACCTTCAGAGACGGCAGCAATGTTATCGATGCTGTCAATATTGACCGTGACGCTTCTACCCTGAGGGCCGTCAATGACATAGAATCCGCTAGCAACCGAGCGAGCCGTAGAGCCGTCCGGCATAAGGCGGGACTCATAAGGACGGAACGGGATATCAACCTTAGACTCACCGAGGGCTGCGCCATAATCACCCTCAAGGACGGTAGACTGGTTGGCTGCCACTTCAAGGTTGGCCTGTAATTCTGACTTACGCTGAAGGAGTTTATCCAGTTGGATCTTGTTTGCGTCTGCCTTCTTGATGTCAGTAAAGTTAACCCTTTCGTCATCAACGATAGCCTGCTGCTTCGCAATGTCTGCGTCTACGGCAGCCATCGAGCGATTCAAGTTGTCGATGTTAACCTTGTTCTCTTCGACTTTTGTCTTGAGGTATGTAGCCCTGTCCTTGGCTTCACGGGATGCTTTTAGTTTAGCCAGACGCTCTTCAGCGTAAGCCCTTGCTTTGACAGGGTCACCGGGGTGAATACCAGCAGCCTCGTTCTGCACCATATTAGCCTCGACCTCAGGAGAACCTGTTAGAATAGTAGCGGCTTCAAATTCAGTTCCACGGACAAACCTAACCTGTCCACGGAGGGACACATATAGGTCGCGCACGATACCAGCACGGCGAATATACGCAGCGGAGTCAGCGCCAGCGTCTCCGAGGAACGCAAGCATATTGGCTCGCTGTACCGGGTCTTTGACCTGCTGTGCAATCGTGGCAACATCGCCAAGGATGATACGAGCGTGGACGGGATCAGCGCCTTTAGGAGTTACCTGATGGAGTCGGTTAAGGCCACGGAATGTAGTAGAGAAACCGATAGCCATTCCAGCACCAGCACCAGTAGCATCATTGTCATTCAGTCCGGCAATCAAAGCACCAGTACCTCCGGCAACTAGACCATCTTCCCACACTACACGGCTTGCTGTCATCATCACATCTTCCATACCAGACTTGTGGAGTCGGCGAAGTTGTTGAGCGTCATCGGCAAGCAAAGTTGCTCTTGCAAGATCTGCTTCTTGCTTTGCTGTACGGACAGCACCCTTCGTCATAGGCACGGTTGCAAATAACTTCCGTGCTTCGACTTCCATATCCATCGCACTGCGTAGGAATGTGGATTCGCCGTACTGCTGACCCTTAGAGATATTTGCACCGATGGCCCTCTGGATCCGTCCGGCCTGAGCCATTTTACCACCGATGAGGCGAAGTGTATCGGGGCGAATAAGGAACCCGACTGTAGATGTGCCGATTCCAGCACTTAGGCTAAACAAAGCAGCAGTGCCAATTTCTCCTCCAATGAGAAAACCACCAATAAGTGCGGTTGTAGCGGCACTGCCTACAACGGGGACGCTTAAAACCTTTCGAGAGGCAGTACCAAGAAACCTGCGAACACTGAATCCCTTTGCAGTGGATGACTCTACATCAAGGAAATTAGCAAGGGCGTTAAACGGTACGGAAACTCCTTGGGCGGTATAACCACTGGCCGTGATTACAGACCCACCTACCGGGCGGGCGCGGAGTTTCTCAATGCCAGCGACATCGTCAGGGAGTTCGTCCAACTGCTTGGTGAGGTCACCAACGCGCTTTGCGAGACCCTTGTTCTTAGCGATAGTGCCACCAATTTCCTTACGGACTACCTGAGCGGAGGCAGATCTTCCAATGAGAGATTTACGGTCACCAATGGCAATGCCAATGACATCATCATCCGTGAACTTAGCGCCGGGTAGGGCGGCCTCAAGTTGAACTCGGAGTTCAGCGACAGCGGTGTCGAACACCTTGCTTGTGGTATTTGCACTGGCACGAAGAGCAACAGCCTCGGCGGTTACTTCCTGTAGTCCAGCGCGGACACCATTAAGAGCCTTTGATGCGGCGGCAGCCTTTGCTCCAACGCCAAGAAGTTTCATCGCACCAAGCACTGTCATAACAGGGTCAGCAAGAGCGGCAGCCTGAATCAACTCTTTCTCCTGCAGCATACCTCCAGCAGCCTTTTGGCCTGCTCGGAAGATTTCAGAAGCACTGCCAAGTCCAAGATTCTTTGCGATTGGATCAAGAACAGGGTTGCCGCCAAGAGCCTCAGTTGCCTCGGCAGACTTGCGGTAGAAGAATCCAACAACAGACTCTCCGTCTCCCTGCATATCCCGGTAGTTCTCTAAGAACAGGTCAATACTCTTGTCGAGTCGTTCACCCTGCATCTCTTGATAATGCTTAGTTCCCTTGACCCAGCCTTCATATGCAGGTGCAAGTACAGAATTAACACCCAAAGCCTGAAAAGAGAGATAAGAATTTAGAGGGTTGTTCTTGATGTTGTCCTCTGTGCGGAAGAAAACGGAATTAGGATCGATGGACGAGTTGAACAACTTGACCATATTAGGCACAGCGTTCAGTACGCCTTCGCCAAAGTTAGCGAGACGCTCAACGGACAATTGATTACGGTAAGCACCCTCGGCGCGCAATTCTGAAAGCCTGCGGAATGTTCGGATTTCTTCCTTGTCTCCGTACTGTCCAAATCGACCTTCAAGTGTAGCCGCAAACTTCTCCTCGTCTCCGGCTGCAGATGCTAGTTCCGGGCCGTACTTCTTGGCAAGTTCGTGAGCGCGCTGAAGTACAGAATTTGCTTCGTCCTGATATTCCTTTGGTTTCTGAATCCAGTCATTAGAAAGCACCGTCCGGTCATTCTCCATCAAGTACTGGCCGCCTGTTCCAAGAGTAGTCATTGTGCCAATACCGCCCTCGACAAAGCCTCCAGCAGCATAACCAGCGTCAACGATAAGGGTCGAAATACCTTCAACTATTCCACCTAGGAACGATTCACCGTGGTACTCTTTCCATCGAGCCATAGCGAGGAACGCATCACGGCGGGCTGGCCCTGTTAGCCCAGCAAGTTCCTTAACAGGGTCATTGTAGACCTGCTGTCCGTACATCGAATTGATGTCCAGCATATCCACCATAGGGCGCAGGACTCCCATCGTGTAGGTCTTGGTAGCCTTGCGGGCTGTGAGTTCACTTTCTTCGCCGACCATACGGGCAACCACTGACGGATCAACGCCAGCCTGTTTTGCTATACCAAGGATGTCCTCATTGGTCATATCAGCCGGGTAGAATGAACTCCCGCTCTGCTTGGCCTCGGCCATCTTCGCCTGAATAATAGGACGAATCTTCCCAAACACATACTTGGCATCGTGCTTAACCTGCGGACGCAATGTGTTAAGGACATACCAAGCGGCATCAGAAGCACCACTACCTTCAGGGAGGACACTCTTAACATTACTGATGAAAGAACGAATTACAGGGTTCTTCGCGCTCTCGTCTTTCCGGTCTAGGACTGCCGCCGCATTATCAGTAGATGCAGCCTTTTCAGCACTTTCAAATGTATCAAACAGAGTACGGTTTACCGCCCTAAACTGGTCGTTGCTACGGAGCGCGTACTCAGGTGTACCGGGCTGGTACTGAGGGTCTGTAGACCCAGCACCAATCATAGTCCCGGCAGGCAAGCCCGGGGCAAGGAACGGTTCAAGCGGATAAGCCTCGTCAGGAGACTTGGCTTTAAGCGGAGTAGTTGGTTCCATTAATTAGTTGGCTTTCATACCCTTAGGGAGAAGACCCTTGGCCTGCAACTTAGGATAGAGAACACCAAAGGCTTTCTGTAGGCTTTCTTGGCTTACGGAAGGCGAGTTGCCGCCCGGAGGCTTGATGCCAAATCGGCTATAGAACAAGTTACCACGGTCAACGCCCTTGCGGATCTTATCAGCCTTGGCCCCAAATCCGGCGGCCTCAAGTTTGTCAGCCTGACGCTTTGCAGAATCTGGGTCATAACCCATATCGTTGGTCTCAAGGGTGCGTTCGTATAGTCCATTGACGAACACGGCTAGGGCATCAAGCGAAGCCTTTAAGTCTTCAGCAGACAAGTCAGGGGCAGCCGAATTGATATATGTGATAGCGGACTTGACGAACTCTCGGTCAGCATCAGAGAAGTTACCGCCAGAAACGATGGCTCGGCGCAGGGTAGCGACACCGAACACGCTAGCCAACTCGCCCTCAAAATAGTTCTTCATATTGTCTGCCGTCATACGGAATCGATTTCTCCATTCATTGTTGTCTGCTACGCGGCTCTTCAGAGTGCTATCAAGATCGATTAAGAAACTTGTAGACTTATTCCAGCCCTCAACAGCCTCATTGACAGAGTTCTGAGTCTGGACTGTAAGCGCCTTGATTTCAAAGTCGGACGGATCGTAAGGCAGTCCAGTCTTCGGGTCATTGCCCATACGAGCGCCTTGGTGCGCCCAAACTGCATAAGCAGGGTACTCCTGAAGTTGTGCTTTCTTCCGGTCAGAAAGAACTTGCTTGGCCTTTTCAGACGCAGCAGTAGCGGCAGCCTCGGCTGCTTTGATGTCAGCGGTTTCTTTTCGCTCGGCGCGCCCTTCAGCCCGAACCCGGGCAGCGTCTGTATCCTTACCGCGCCGAGCCGCAGCAGCAGCCTGATAATTCGCAAAGTCCCGGTTGATAGCGGCCTCTTTATCGTCAATAGCCTTGAGGTCACGGGCCTCGGCTTCGTTGATGAACTTGAGAATATTCTGGTTATACGAACCAAGGGCAGCACCCTTCTGGGGGTTAATAACACTCAAGGCGAGAACCTGCTTTTCCTTCTTGGCAATATCAGCCTGAACCCGGGTGCGGTCTTTTGAGTACTTATCACGGACATTTGTACGCTCTGTGTTAACCTTATCTAGGCGCTCTTTAACAGCAACGGACTCGGCCGCTACATCGAAGGTCTCAGGGATAGGTGTTCCAGCCGCAGTGGCGCTGGATTCAAGCGGTGCAGGAGGAGGAGCCTCGGCGGCCGGAGCAGCCTGTTCAACTGGATTCGCAGCATTGAAATCAAGTTCAACCCGTCTGGCAGTCTTAGGAGATCCTGTAGGAATGTGAGTATCACCGTAGTTCTTAGTCCACTCGTTGCTTGCAGCAACCCAAGCATCATATTCTTCACTTGTCTCACCTTGTTCAACTCGTTTAGGGAAGGGAGCAACCTTTTCGGATGCTTCTGCCTTGGCGATAAGGCTAGCAAGTCGTTCTTCTCGGGTCTGTGCAACAGCGGGAGCCGGAGTGCCAGCAGTGCCAGCGGTTAGAGCGGCAGACACGGCAGGCGCAGCGGCCTTAGCGGCCGTAGCAGCAGCAGCGGCTACAGTCGGAGCAGTGCCAGCGGTCAGGGCAGCAGAAACAGGAGCAGCGACATTCGCAACCGTTGGATCAACCTTAGTGACAGGCGCTTCCGATACGGCAGCGGGGGATGCCCCTGCAGTAGGCATATCCATATACGGGCTAATACTGATACCAGCCGTAGGCGATGCATCGGCCGTAGGTGATGCCCCAAAATCACGAAGGATGTCTGCAACAAGACCAGTTTCGGCGGCCTTAGAGGCAGCCTCGGCTGTCAACTTGGCAATCTGAGCCTCTTGAAGTCGTGCAGCGGTTTTGGCCTTAACATTCTCAGCCTTCTGGGCAATATACTTTTGCTCACCCTCAAAGCGGCTAGCAAACTCAATAAGTTTATCACCAGATAGTTTGCTGCCATCGCCGCCTGTTTCGTTGTAGAAGTCCAAGTATTTCTTGAGACCCTTTGTGTCGGCGTAATTTACCCACTTAGCGGCAACAACAACAGTACCGTCATCAGCCTTTGTTAGAAGGCCAGACTTAATCATTCCTTCCGTAGCCGTGATGCGATCATCATCACGAATGTACGGTGCGAGCAATGCCTTTTGGGCAATCTCTTCTTTACGCTTCTTTTCTGTATCAGCAAGATATTGACCTACACCCGCACCAACAGTGGCAATACCCTGACCGATAGAAGCGCCAGCCTTAGCGAAGCCTTCAATAAAGCCGGGAGCAATCTGCTGGACTTGTTCAGACTGATACTTAGCGAAGGGAGAGGCCATTAGGCTGTAAGAAGATTGATACGGGGTTTAACGACCAAATCCATACCCATCTTAATAACGGATTTAAGAATTGGTTTGTCAGAAATGAAGGC